TCAGACAGAGAGATGATGGAAATATAGACTTCATCATAGAAACTGAGAAACAAAGAATGGCTTGGTTGATTGATATAGATGAACCAACAGACATCTATGAGTTGTTCGGGAAGTCAGGGAAATATCCCGCTATGGTTTCAGAGAAAATAGATAGCACAAAGATTCTAGATAGTGGTGAACTCATATTCGGAGTTCAGAAACATGGATATCATGAATATAGAATGGAAGGAGATAAGTTCCAGTCTAGAATACATTTCAGAGTTGTTCCGCTAAATGAAAAGAAGTCTTGGATTGTCTTTACAGGTAAACAACAAAAGATGTTAGATGATGAGTCAAATGAAGGAATAACTAACATTAGGGAAGATAAATACAGTAACTTAGAGTTACCTGAACCTATTACTCCTAAAGATGAATGAACGTGTAGTTCATATAGTAAAAGATTTCTGCTTTTGTAGTGTTTGCACCGCAGGAGGTTTTGATTAAGCAGGAATCTGATACTGGTTTCACCATATTAAAGTCAGAAGAATTGACGATTGGGGGCTATGCATCAATAGAAGTAGTAGACAAGCAAAATGACTTGATTACCTTAGAAGCATTAGAAAAAGCAGTAGCAGAATTCATGGAGAGAAAGTCTTATCGAAACGTAATGTCAAATCATTCAAATGTTCAGGTAGGGGAGGTAGTAGAGCAATATCGAGATACTAACGGGGTATTACACAAGACAGGTGTTGACAACGTTGGATTCTATGTAGTTATCAAAATGAGAGATGACATAGAAAAGGCAAAAGAAATCTCAAGAGGTATTAGAAAAGGAACTCTACGGTCATTCAGTATAGGTGGACAAGCAATATCAAAGAAACAGAGGAAATCGGAGGAATACGGGGAATACAACGAGATTGATAGTCTTGAACTACATGAAGTAACAATCTGTGAAAAAGGAATAAACCCCGAAGCAAAATTCGACATATTAAAACACGAAAATGGAGGTGATAATTTGTCAGAAAAATTGGAAAATGCACTTGAGGAGTTGAATGGTCTGCTAAAGCAGGTTCAAGAAGCAACTGGTGCGATAGAAACAAACGAAAAAGTTGTAAAAGAAGAAATGGAAATGATGGAAGAAGAAAAGATGAATGAGGAGGACAAAATGATGTCTGAAGAGAAAATGGATGAAGAGGAAGAGAAAATGTCTATGAAAGAAGATGAAGACATGGAAAGTAAGGCTCTTGACGAGGATTCCACTAGGGATTACGAGGCTGGCGAAACTGTCGTCAGTGGCGGAAGACCCGTTGCTGCACCACGACAACTAGGACCAATAAGCAAGGGTCTAGAGTCAGCAGACTTCACTACACTCGACTTGTCCCCTGAGAATGTTGAGAAAGCATACGAGCAGTATCGTGCTGAACAACTTGAGAAGTTGGCATACGACAACCTCTCAAAGCAGTTCGAGGCTAGACTTGCTGGTGAGATGGAAATGAAGAAATCTCTAGCAGAGAAAGCAGAGTACGATGCACACTCAGAAGTGTCTGCTCTCAAAGAAGAGTTTGCAGAACTACGCAAGGCTCTAACCGCAGAAAAAGATGAAATTCGCAAGGCTACTTCGGTAGCAATGGAACTACCTGAAGGTTTCCCAACGACTGCTGATGCAGTTGCTGAGATGTCTTGGGGAGATATCCACAACCTTGCAAGGAGAGTGAATTAAGATGACTGGATATATTAACACACTGAAAGACCTAGAAGCAGCCACTTACGGCTACGCCGGAGCACAGGGCAATGCCCTATTGAAGTCTTCAGGCGTTGTTGGTGGTTTCGGAACGCCCCACGATGCAAGCAGTAACCCGTTCTCGGCATCTGCTGCTGGTTTGGGAGACCTCTACAACGTTCTTTACGGACAGAAAGTTTGGTCAATGCTTAACCAAGAGGTTAACGCTTTGTCTATGCTTGCAAAGAGGCCATACACATCTAGCGGTTGGAGAGTTCTAAAGAGCCGACCTGCTGGTGGAAGTGGAAGTGCATTCGGTATTGGAAGCACTGACCCCGGTACTGACACTGCTGACCTATCAGGTATCAGACCTGACAGAATTGGTGGAGTTGCAGAGAACGCATCTCTTGGTGGAGACTCTTCATTCAGAGCATTGTCTCCTGAGTACACCAAACTATACGTCAGCCCAAAGACTGTTGCTCATTTGTTTGAGTTCTCAGAACTTGGTATGGAACTTGCTGCCATCGATGATGGTGTAGGTGACATTCGTTCTATTGTTAGAGAAGACATGGGTAAGCACCACGCTGAAGTTCAGCAGAAGATGCTACTAATGCCACTTGAGCAATACGATGCTGGTTTCGGTGACATCGAGAGGAACTACACTTCTCTAATGAAGATAGTTTCATCTGCTGCTGAAATTGCTGCAATGTATAACGACAACCTACTAGATACATCCAAGGCAGACTCAGGTACGCCAGCAGTTGTTGACGATGTTGTAAGGCTATTCGGTACTTCCCGAACTGTCAACATCACTGGTTCTCATGGTAGCGATGAAGCAGCAACAGGTGTTGCTTCCTTCTTGGATGCAGAGGTTGACTTCGGTGCAGGATATGCTTCCGGTAATGCTAGAGTTCTAACTCTAAGCCTACTTAATGACATGATTCGCAGAATCCGTCAGAATGGTGGAAACCCGAAAGTTATGCTAACTGGATATGACACGGTACAGGCTATCGCTGACCTATTGCAGAGCCAAGAGAGGTTCATGGACAGGAAGGAGATTGTTCCAACCCACAACGGAGTTCGTGGAGTTAAGGGACAAGAAGTTGGTTTCAGAGTTGCAACATACTACGACATACCAATCATCCCAACCAAGGACATGCCTTCCACGACTGCTAACACCTCTAACGTACTGAGTGACATACTGTTCCTAGACACAGACCATCTGTGGCTATCAGTCATGAAGCCTACTCAGTATTTCGAGGATGGTATCACTAGTGGAAACCCATTCGGCGTTGGCAAACTTGGAAACCAAGGAATGTATCGAACTATGGGAGAAACCGGATGTTCGTTCTTCAAGGCCCAAGGTAAAATCACCAACCTGAAGAGTGCTTGATTAAGATAACAATTAAGTGATGACGTAAAGTAGTGGCCTCTGCCCGTAACAGGGCAGGGGTTACTACCAACAAAAAAATAAGGTGATTATGATGGCGAATGTAAAATTGAAAGAACACAGAGTATCAGGGCCACTTCTAATAAGAAGGCGTGGAATAACATATGCTCTAACAGCACAAGAAGAAACGCATGTTCCGTTGGGAATAGCAGTAGGAATGCTTGGAGATGAAGGTCTCCTAGTTGAGTTTAATGCAGGAGATGAGAAAGATGTACTATCTGCAAGCGACAGAACTCTAGAACTATTGAAAGAAGAGTTTGGTTTAGAGGGTGACGCTAAAGCAATTCATGCAGTAATGTTCCCAAAGAAATCACTAGCCGCTAAAGCGGTAAAGGCTGTAACACCAGCACCAAAGGAAGAGGTAAAGGTAGAAGAGCCAGTAGAGGAAGAGCCAGTAGAGGAGGCTCAAGACTATTCACTTCTCACAGTAAAACAACTCAAAGTTATACTAGAAGAGAAGGGACTTTCCATAGATGGAAAGAAAGCAGATTTGGTGGAGAGACTAAGTGCGGGGGATGAGTGATGGGAACTCCTACCTGTCAAACCAGTGGAGTTCTATCGACTTCAACAGTGGTTGCCGCACATCATTGTAAGGTAATGAGTCTTCATGCAACATCAACTGCTAACGCACTATTTACTGTCAAGATTTGGGACAGTAACAATTCAACAACTAGCGGAAAGAAGGAGGTAGCAAGACTGCAACTACATGCAGGTGGAACTGCTCAAACTATTGAGCAAGACCTACATGGTGTTCTAGTCGCTAATGGCATCTATGCACAGATAGCGACAGGGACTGGAACGATTTCAGTCAACTTTGCTTGAGGTGTTTCAATGCCAAGCATAGATACAGATACCCGATTAATTATGACTGTCCTTTTTGTTGGAGCAGTCAGTGGAATTAACGTATACTTCTTCTCTCAATATGGCTCTACATTTGTTAGTGCTTATGGTCCATATCCCGTAGCAGTAATATTCGGAGTATTGACGGTAGGTGGGATAATGATATTGAAGGCATTATTCGACTTGATACTAAACGACTACATAGAGGATTTCCTACTCCAAAGACAAATCAATTCTTATTGGAACAGAAAGGCAAGAGATGAAGACAACAGAAAGAGAGTGAGGGAATCGATGAGAAACTTCCAACAACAGTTTGGAGTTCCTATGGTTTACGGAGATAATGTTCTACCTAATCTCCCACCGACTCAAGACCAAACACAAACTGTTAGTCCTACTTTCCTTACAGGTTTCAATGAGTGATTAATATGGTCAGTGAAATCTTATTCGGGATGGATGAATCTACTCTCGCATATGATTTGCAAAGAGCACATTCTGCTGATGTTTGGTTTCTAAGAGCAAGGTTTTGGCTTTGGGGAACAATATCATCTATTGCTTGTTTCTTTCTAGGACATGGAGTAGCAGTGTTTGGAGTAAACCTGTTCTCAGGTGGATGGCACGTACTAAGTTCCCTTTGGGGCGGTCATTGACTTCTCAACAATTTTAATGCTCTACGACATCCGACTCACTGAAGAGGTGATAGCATGTCGGTAATGGCAGGGTTTGCAATATTAATGGTAGAAGCCATGAATAAGTTGTATAATCGTTTACATGCTATAAATTTCGGAGTCTACGGTGCTAGTCAAGCAGGTAAAACTACACTGCATAAGCAACTAATGACTAGAGGAGAAGTTCCTGAAATCGCAAAAAGAACAGTGGGTAGACATAGAGCAAGTAGGAAATTCGTAAAGATAGATGGTGATGCACATACTGTGAAGACAGCAGATATAGGTGGTCAGACAGTATACTGGGGTGAATGGGTAAAGGACATGCGTAGTAGGCATGTAAAATATATCATATTCATGTTTGATGATAGACATCTAAGTAAGCACTATGATATAGAACAACAACTTTGCTGGACATTCCTAGTAGATACAATCTGTAACAAATATTGGGAAACTGGTGGTAGAAAGAAAAAGAAGCAAGACCATGACTTCCCTGTGGCTGTTGGGTTATGGGCAAACAAATATGACTTATGGAAAGACAAGTATCCTCATGATGGTAAGATAGAGAACCATCCGATTTTTGAATCATTCAGACCCGGTTTGCAGAAACTAAATGATGCTGGTATTCCTTGCCACAAATACATTGTCAGTGCTAAGTCGGATTCTGAGATGGTATATCGAGGAATCCTAACAATGATAAAAGACTACTAGTTAGTCAGGATAGACAGGCTCATAGCGTGAGCCTATCAAAAGGAGTTGAAAAAAGAATGGCAATGCAACAATTTCAGCCTCCAAGTTTAATTGGAGCAACGAATGCAACAGTCAATACAAATGGTGTTAATCCCTTCTTAGACCGCTTTACTGCGGCTAGAGCGGCTGGACCTGTAATGGCTTATGAATACAAGGCGATGAAGCCTAAGAAGCAACTGAAAGAGATAGTAAAGGTACTGAAACCTGAGAAGAAAACCTTCCTGAAGATACCTTACTCTTTCAAGTATAACTACAAAGATAGATGTGTGATATGTGGAACACAGAAGTTTTGGACAGCAGACGATGCTAGAAGACCACCTCTTCCACTGCACAAGGTTCGCAAGGGATATCCAATGAGAGGAACTTACTGTGAGAAACATGCAGCGATACACATGCAGTATGAGATGCTAGAGCAACAGATACTAGCAGAGGAACATGGTCTTTCATTCAGTGCATACATACCCTCTGCCAAGAGTCTCAATCCAGTTAATCTAGTAAAATCAGGACCACTTACTACTTTGAGGCAAGAAGACATCAATTCCCTTGCTTCTCTAGGTTGGAATATATCTCCTCCACAGAATGCCTCTGCATCCCCCGAAGAGCAGTTGTATTCTCTTATGATTCAGCAATCAGCCATGTCAGAGAGAGTTAAGTCCTTATTGACAAAGGGTGTCGAAGTGCCTGTCGAGCCAACGGAGAGTGAAGCATAATGGGACTATTCGGAACATCAAACGGAGCATTATCAACGCAAATGAACTCAATGAGTCAACAGAACTTCAAGTCTGTTAACAACTTGTTGACGCTTCAAGAAAACCATGTGGAAGAGTTCTTCCAATATCACGGAGAACAATTCCTTCGTGCATTTGAGCAATTATTAGAAGACGTAACTACAAGAGTAGTTAGTCAGATGCTAGTTAAACTCAAGATGGTATCTAACAACAATGGAGACTTGGAGATACACCCTGACTCACTATCAGAGTTCACTACTATCACACAGGAGAACATAGAATTGGATATTGTGAATCTACTGGCGACAGCCGTTAACTCGGAAGTCATCATGCAAAGGAGAATGGCAAAGCAACAATACCTAGAGTCACAAGGATTCACTTCACCTACACAAACTGGTGGGGGTGGGATGTCACCAGCAAATCCGCAAGGTATGAATCCTACAAATATACAAGGAAGTAACATGGCAGTTGGTATGAACAATGCAATGAATCAACAGGCAATGGCTTTCAATAATCAATCAGGATATCCTGTACCACCATCGGGCTATGACCAAATGAACAATCCATATTGGATTGACCCTGCTACTGGTCAACCAACATATACTCCACCACAAAGCGGTCTTGGTCTAGCACAAGGAATAGGTAAAGCCGTAGCATGGGCAAAGTGGTTGGCATAGGTTGGGGCTAGATGAATGAGCGATACTGTCGTGTTAGAAAATGAAATGGCTAACGGAAGAAGGTTAACCGATATTAACCCCAATAGACCATATGAGTTAACGGCAGAGGATGTTAATGGCTTCAAAGGAGATGCTGAAAGACTAGCAGAAGATTTTCTAATTCCTTATTTGTTTAGTAGTTACAAGACCAGTTTTAGAAAAGACACAGATGCTGGTATTGTATCAATCGGTACTAGAGATATAATCAGCCTAAATGAAAAGGCATTCGACAGTGAAGAGGAGTTTAATTCATTTAGAAAATATATGCAGAAAATAGTTGATGGAATAAAGAATCTCGATGTTTTCAAGACAATAGATAGTAATAGGAAACTAAAATCATCAACGGCAATCTTTGGAAAGCCAGCAACTAAGAATATCAAAAGACCTGTTTCTCAATTAAGTTCTATTTTTGAAGATGCAGACCAAGGAGAAGAAACCATCTCAGTAGAAGATGAGGATGCAAACAGAGTAGTTGCTAGATTGAAGGGAAAGACGTTCAAGGACTTAACCAATCCATCAGCCATAGGTGGAGATTACGGTGGAGGAGATACAGCCGAGGGAAAAAAATTCAGAGGTAGACTACAACAACTAGGAGACCGCAAAGAGGAAAACCCTGCTAATATATTCAATGATATTAAAGAAACCGCAACAAAAGAGCGTGATGCTACCAAGTTTGAGAGATTTGTTCTAGGGTATGAGAAAGACAAGAAAAAGGCATATAAGTATCTAGATTTTTCTAGAAGTGGAAATATTGGTAAGTTTATTTTCAGAACATCAGAATTCTACAACGATGTGTTTCAAAACATGGGAATGGATTTAGATGAAAATTTCGTAAAGACTGGAAGTAGAGATGATACGAGATACAAAGAGATAGCATTAGAAAATGCATTAGAAAAACAATTAGAACCAAAAAGAGATGAAGGTAAAACAGGTTCTATAATGGCATATAGAGTCAATTACAAGGACAACA